GGAGAAAGCCCAGACCCTCCGTTCCTTGTATTCCTGTTTCCGTCCTCGGATAACTTTTCCGCTGACGGTCAGGTCTATGCCAAGATCAACGCACTCCATTTTGAGCTGTACACAGACAAGAAGGAGCCGGAGATCGAAGCAAAGGTGGAAGCCGTGCTGGACCAGCGCGGTATTTTTTATGACAAGAGCGAAGTTATGGATCGCCCGATGAGCGGCTCTACGAGGTGCTCTACACGATGGAGGTATTAAGCGATGAATAAGATCAAGTACAACCTCGAAAAATGTGCATGCGGCGATCCAGACCCATACCGAGGACGGCGGCTATTCCTATGAAACGCCCGTGGCCATCCCCGGTGCAGTGAGCCTGTCCCTGGATGCGGAGGGTGAAACCAGTCCGTTCTACGCGGATGGTATCGTGTATTTCCGCACCGTGTCCAACAACGGCTATTCCGGTGACCTGGAGATCGCCCTGGTGCCTGATTGGTTCCGCGAGAAGGTACTCAAGGAGCTGAAGGACAACAATGGTGTGCTGGTGGAGTCCAACACGGATATCGAGCCGGTGTATTTCGCCCTGCTCTTTGAGTTCGATGGCGATAAGAAGGCAGTACGTCATGTCATGTACAACTGCTCCGTGTCCTCCCGCCCCACTGTGGAGAGCAAGACCAAAGAGGGCAGCATTGAGCCGGGTACGGAGACGCTGTCCCTGGCTGCGGATGCCCGTGAAGATGGACTCATCAAGGCGCGTACCGGTGCGGACACCAAGGAGACCACCTATAAGGACTGGTACAAGACGGTGTATGTCCCGGATGTGACCGCCGAGGCACAGGGCTAAAAGGAGGTAAGACCATATGCTGAAAAANGACTGTCAAAGTAGGTGAGCAGGAAGTCACCTTTAAGAGTTCTGCAGCGATTCCCCGCATGTACCGCATCAAGTTCAAGCGGGACATCTTCAAGGACCTCACCAAGCTGGAGAAGTCCTACAAGGACAAGGACGATGGCACCAAGGAGCTGGAGATCGAGGATTTGGAGATCTTCGAGAACGTGGCCTATATCATGGCCCTCCATGCAGACCCCAGCACCCCTGCTTCCATCGACGAGTGGCTGGATCAGTTCGAGATGTTCTCCATCTACGAGGTCCTGCCGGAAATCCTGGAGCTGTGGGGCAGTAACCTGTTCACCGATGTGAAGTCCGCAAAAAACTGAGAGCGACCGAGCGTGAATTAACGACACCGCTTTTCCTGCTGCGGTGTATGGAGGTTGGGATATCCATTCCGGATCTTGACCTTCTCACGATCGGTCTTGTGCTGGACATCTGGACAGAGAAGGGGAATGACAGCGTGGAATACGCGACCCTTGCAACGCAGGACGATTTCGACCGCTGGTGATGGGATATCCACACCTTTTCTCATGGAAATGCAGTGTTTCTGCGGCTTTGTGGGAAGGGTGTGGATACCATCCTCACGAATACTCCGCCATGAATCATCAGAAGTTGTCGGGGGGAGAAAAATGACAAAAGACCGCCTGCTGATAAAAATGCAGAAATCCGCAAAAATTTCAGTAGAACAATTGATATCTGAGTGAAAAATATGGTATACTAATAGTGCAATTGAGAAAAATGCGGAAAACCGCAAATATTTCAGCAGGAGGTAAGTATGGAGTACGAACGCAAACAATACCTCGAACAATTGATTAAGAAGAAAGATAACGGACGTGTTAAAGTGATCACGGGTCTTCGAAGAAGTGGGAAATCCTATCTTCTGTTTAATCTGTTTCGCAGTAACCTGATGGAATCAGGAGTAGGAGAAGACCAAATCATCGCTCTTGCTCTCGATGAAATCGATAATGCGAAATACAGAAATCCCTTTGAACTGAACCAATATGTGAAGGAGCAGATCAAAGACAAAACCAAGCGCTATTATATTTTCCTGGATGAAATACAGTTTGTTTCGACTGTTCCCAACCCCCTATGTGGATGACCCGGAGGCAAAGCTGACGTTCATTGATGTTGTGCTGGGGCTCATGAAGATTCCGAATGCGGATGTGTATGTCACGGGAAGCAATTCAAAAATGCTGTCTTCGGATATCCTAACGCAGTTCCGTGATCGCGGAGACGAGATCAAAGTCTATCCGCTCTCCTATCAAGAGTTCTATGAACAATATGACGGAGACAAACGCGGTGCGTGGCGTGACTACTACACTTATGGTGGCATGCCCCTGGTGTGGACCCTTGAGACGCATGAAGAAAGAAGCCGTTATTTGAGAGACCTGTTTTTCACGCACCTACATCAAAAGATGTGCTGGAACGCAATAAGATCAAAAAGGATGAAGAAGTTCTGGAAATCCTCCTGAACATTCTTGCTTCAGCTGTTGGTTCTCTCACGAACCCTACCAAGCTGTCAAACACATTTCACACGGAACGACACATAGAAAATATCTCCCGGAACCATTGACAGCTACATTGGTTTCTTCATGAACGCCTACCTGATTCAGAAGGCAGAACGTTACGATGTGAAAGGGAGGTAAGTATATCAGGACGCCTGTCAAATATTATTACTCCGATCCTGGGCTGCGCAATGCCCGGCTTGGATTTCGACAGATTGAAGAAACCCATCTGATGGAAAACGTCCTGTACAATGATCTCCTCCGCAGAGGATACGATGTGGATGTCGGTGTGGTTGAACAAAATGCTGTGGAGCCGGATGGAAAGAAAGTCCGTAAACAGCTGGAAGTCGATTTTGTAGTCAACAGAGGGGATGAACGCTGCTATATTCAATCGGCGCTCTCCATTGATGACCCGGATAAAAAAAGCACAGGAAATTGCATCTTTAATCCGTATCCCGGATTCTTTCCGAAAGATTGTGGTAGTAAAGGACTACATGAAACCATGGCGGGATGAGAATGGTATTCAATATGTAGGAGTGGAGCAATTCCTACTGGATGAAGACTTTCTTACCCACTAAACAATAACCCAAGCAGACCTCGCTGTAAATCAGCGGGGTTTTCTTATTCACTAAAACAGCACTTTTATGCAGCGAAACGCATAAGGTGCTTTTTTTGTGCCCTAAGAAAAATACTGAGAAAAATGCGGAAATCCGCAAAAATTTCAGCGAATCGTTTTTTTGAATCATCAGAAAGGGGGAGCAAAATGGCTTCAAGGATCGCTGGTATTACCGTTGAGATTGGCGGCAACGTCGGACCTTTGTCGAAGGCACTCGAATCCGTCAATAAGGTCATCAAAAATACCCAGACACAGCTGAAAGATGTAGAGCGCCTCTTAAAGCTGGACCCGACCAATACCCAACTGCTCACCCAGAAGCAGGCGCTCTTGAAAGACTCCATCTCCGCAACCAAGGAAAAGCTGGAAGCGCTGAAAGCGGCGCAGGAACAGGCAAAGGCCCAGATGGAGAAGGGCGATCTTGGCAAGGACAAGTACGATGCTCTGCAGCGTGAAATCATCGCAACCGAGCAGGAACTGGAACGCCTGGCCAAGGAAGCCGCAAACGCCAATGCCGCGCTGAACAAGCTGGACAGTGTGGGTCAGACCTTAGAGAATGTGGGCAACAAGATGGCTGGTGTGGGCAAAACGCTGACCACCAATGTGACCGCCCCCATTGTGGCAATCGGCGCTGCCGCAGTCAAGACTACCGCAGACTTCGATGCCCAAGATGAGCAAGGTTCAGGCCATTTCCGGTGCCACCGGGGATGAGTTCGATGACCTTCGGGAGAAAGCCCGTGAGATGGGCGCAAAGACCAAGTTCTCCGCTTCCGAAGCCGGTGCTGCGTTCGAGTACATGGGCCATGGCCGGTTGGAAAACCGGAGATATGCTGGACGGCATCGAAGGCATCATGAGCCTGGCGGCTGCATCCGGTGAGGACCTGGCAACCACCTCGGATATCGTCACCGATGCCCTGACCGCCTTTGGTTTATCCGCCAAGGACTCCGGGCATTTTGCAGATATATTGGCATCCGCTTCCTCCAACGCCAACACCAATGTGTCCATGATGGGCGAAACCTTCAAGTACGCTGCGCCTATCGCGGGTGCTCTGGGATACACGGCGGAGGATACAGCTCTTGCCATCGGTCTGATGGCCAATGCCGGTATCAAGTCCACCCAGGCTGGTACCTCGCTGCGTTCCATCATGACCAACCTAACCGGGGATATCAAGATCGCCGGAGCTGCCATTGGCGAGGTGACCATCGCAACCACCAACGCGGATGGCTCTATGCGTAGCTTCAACGACATCATTATGGACTGCCGGGATGCGTTCTCCAAGCTGTCTGAATCGGAGAAGGCCAATACCGCAGAAGCCCTGGTGGGTAAGAACGCCATGTCCGGCTTCCTTGCCATCATGAACGCTTCGGAAGCGGATGTGAATAAAC